CTCTCGACCCGAGTGACTCCAGTGTTGGTTGTGGCACCTACGCTGTAGCGCACGCCGTTTCCGGATCCGTCATCAAGCGCTTTAAGCGTGACCGTGATTTTGTAGACCCGTTCCGGATCGAAATCGAAAGGGAAGGCAGGACCAATGGTAGTATTGCCACCAAGCTCAAAATCAAAGCATTCCCCAAAATCAGCATCGTTTCTGCGGAAGGTTCCGTAGATCCCAAGGGTAGGTTTTTCCAAAGTAACTGATTGGTTGAATGTGTCCCGTCCCCAGCTGGTGCGGGGAACCCGCAAGATGGCTCCGCCCATGGGAGCAATACTGGCCTCGTTGTCTGCGCGGATATCGTCGATACCTTCAACCATGGAATCGAAGCTGTAATCCGTCAGGAACGTATTCAGTCGGGCATTGATATCAGCAAGGTCTTGCTCTGCGTCACCTGTACGCTGATCCAGCAAAGGCAAGGAGGAGCCAAAGATATCGTCAACCGATGCATTGAAATCATCTACCATGCTTTGGAACTGCTGCTGGGTCAGCGTGTTGGCAAGCAGAGCTGCATCGTAGTCAGCACCAATACCGGCTGTAATTGTCTCAACTGTTGCGGTGATAATATCCTGATAATCGTTATCCAGGTAGTACTGCAGATCCGAAGCAGTTCCTGTAATCAGGTCTTTAACCTTCTGGATCTCAATGTCGGTGTAGGAGTTGGCTAGAAGCTTGGCGCCGTAGATCTCAGTCGATGCCTCATCAGCCCGATCTTTGGCAAGATCAGCTGCAGACTGGGCCACATCAATCCGGACAGAGTGTAGGTCCAGCCGGTCAGTAAATTCCTGGCTCTTCTGAATCAGGGCTGCATCCTGAACAGTCTGCTCTGTTTGCAGAGCGTCAATCTCCGCCTCAATGCCTGGGAGCCGAGTTGCGTCCGTGTAGTCAGCCCAGGCCTGGAGATCGGCTACAGCCATCATACCCACCCATTCGCAATGAAGCGGGAGTGGTCGTCAGAGGTACTGTTCTGCAGCAAATCCAGATCGGTGACAGACAGGCAAACCTGCTCATACTGGTCATTCAGAATACGGGAAACCGCCATGTTCTCCTCACCCCGCATTCCAGCGAATACTCGAGAGGCAATCTTGAACAGCAGCGCTTCTTCCAGAATGGGCGCCAGTTCGATTTCTTGGGCAAGGTCAGCCGGGTTTACCAGCTCCAAGTGGCGAGCTTGATATTCAACTGTCAGCAGCTTGCCAACTTCGAACTGCGTGTCATCCTCCAGCTCAGGCAGAATGATTTTGTTGAATGTCAGGGTGCGCACAGCGTTTACTGCTGCGGTATCATTGAGCGGCAGCATGGTACCATCTGCATCCTTGATGCAGAGAATCTTGATCAAGTCCCCAGCAAAAGGCTCGGTTACGGTATCGGCCAAGTACCGCGGGCTGGTGTTCCCAACATCCGTATCGCTGTCGTTATGCAGAGGGTCAAAATGGTAACGCCGAGTGTCAGCCGTAACCCGCAAGGCAACATAATTCATATTACACGTGAATCGGCTGTAGAGCAGAGTCAGCGCATGATTGGCATGGCTGATGATCTTCGGCTGGGCGTCTACAGAGATGGTCCCATCCCCGTCCATGCCCATGGCAATATCGCTCAGCTCCCCGTAGGAGAGGCGTGCAAAGAGTGAACCAACATTCATGGGGAGACTCCACTTATACGATGTAGGATGTCATGGGAGAACGCTCATCAGCGAACTCCCCGTCAAATTCCCAAAGATCGTCATTTTGGGAGACTGGGGCCTCTTCGCTTGGCTTCCATGCCTTTAGATACATAAGCATTGAAATGGTGTCTATGGCGTCGTCGTGTTTGCTCTTGAAGCCTTTGATGGTTGCCAGGGAAACTTCCTGAATAAATTCACCCATGATGAGGGAGGTTCTCATTTGTGCCGGGAAGTAGATCTTGCCTGCTTTGAATAGCGGTACCACCAAGTTGAAGCGGGAAAGCTTATCAACTTCCGGCCGGATTCCCGGCTCCCCATTCTTACCTTGGGTGAAATTGAACCAGACATTCCGGGTCATCATTTCTGTCTGGATCCACTGAATGAACGCACCCTGCTGTCCCGAGATCTCCACAGCGACGGACTGCGGCTTGTACTCCTGAACCAGTTCGAACAGGTCATTGATGTTGCGGTCCATGGTCTGCTTTACGCAAATCCCGTCTACCCAGAACCAATCACCATTGGCGTTATAGGCCCAGACCGAGATGACAGAGAAATCTGCCGACTGCTTTGCCTTGGTGGCAAAGTCAGTCGTGATGTAGAAGTTGAACTTGTTCCGGTTATCCAGAAGAGCCGATCGATCATACCAGCGGATTTCTGTATCTTGGATCAGACGCTCCTCAACAGAGGAAATGCGCAGCATGAGTTCTTGGTTGAAGGCAGCCAACTGGCCAGTCACAACAGCAACTTCATACTGCTCCTTTACAAACTCGTAGGTGAAGCGGTCTTCCCAGGCTCCGTTGAATTCTGCCTTGGTGCACGGGAACCGCTCACAGATCGGCCAGACGTTCACATGCCAGCCGCCGGATTCCACAGCCTCATAGAGGATGTCGCCCTTGTTGAAAGGTGTACCGTTGAAGATGATCTTGCGGCGACGTGGATCAAGAGCATAGTCAATACCCTTATATACCGTGTCTCTGATTGCCTCCATCGAGACTTTGGACTTGGCATCATCATCAGACACAAGGTCGTCAAGGACGGCCAGTACAGGGCGTTTCCCAAAGATCTTAGTACCACGCAGGCCAGTCTTTGCCCCGAACATTTTGCAGCCAAGGATGTTGCCTTCCTTGGATCGGGTTTCCATGTAGTTGTCTGTGAACTTTGCGTAGGGCAACCACTCCTGCAAAAACTCTGAATTGTGATACCGGAATTCAATGTTCTTGCGTGCAGACTTCACACCGTTGTCCATGGAGTCTGAGACGTAAATCATGCCCTCGATTTTCCCGAACCCGTCAATTTCGCCAAAGACGGCAACGTAGAGGTACAGGTACTCGAACATCAGAGTGGTCTTGGCTATACCTCGAGCACAGAGGTTGGCAATCCGGTTTTTCTGCCCAGCAATCTCATCAAGCATTCGCAGGTGAACAACGGGGGTGAGGTTCTGTTCCCCCTCCTCGCCATTCACCAGCTTAATAAAATTCATGAACTTCAGCGCAAACCCAGACGGAATGTACTGGCCGTGGTTCAGGTCATTGTAATCAACCTGATTGAGCCAACCATCCACAGACTGCTTACGCAGCCCTGAGGCAGCCAGCGAGGATGTCAGGGCGTCTTCTACCAAGTCTGCGGGATCCAGGAGTTGCATGAGTCAGCTCAATTCACTGCTGGGGCTTGGGTTGGAGCTGGAGCCTTGAGCTTTTCGTTCTCGGCCGCCAGCTCCTGGATCTTCTGGGTCATCGCATTGATTGTGCGCTCTGCCTGTCCGAGCTTGGCCGAGGTCTGGCCCAGGGTCATGGTGATCGACTGGTTCTCCTCAACAAGGTTGTTGATGGCTTTCTGGATTTGCTCTTGGGTCGGCTGGGTCATCTGGTTAGTCCTCAGAGGTTTGTGGTGAAGGTTGGGGGTATGGCAGCTTTTGCCGTGACCGCATCGGTGACGCGAGCTTCAATTGCAGCACGGGCGCCTGGATTGAGCATCTCAGCCCAGCCAAGAATAAGCTCACGCCGCTCATCCGCTGTCGCCCCTTTGATTGCAGTGAGATCAACATAGGAGTCTGCATTGGTCGGCATCGGGAGTTGGAGCGATCCGGGATCTGAAACCACGACCAGAGCCCTGCCTTCACCCAGGTCGTAAATGCCCATGCATTCCCAGGTGACTTGCGAGATCACATTGGCAAATTCGATCCCTTCGGGCGAGGTGTAGGAAGGGAGGATCCTGGCTTCGAGTTGCCATTCAATGGTGACGGTCATGCTTTGGTCCTTTCGATTGTGCCGCTTCGAGAACCTCGATGCGAGCCATCGCTTCTTGCAGCGCCTTGACTGCCTTCAAGACAAGAATTGAATACGCAACGGTCTTGAGGCCATCCTCACCAGTTTGAACAAGACCGGGAGAGGTCGCTTCCAGTTCTTGCGCGATGACGCCAAGCTGGCGTGTCTTGTTTTGGTCAGCGATGAAGTTGAAGTTGCAGAGACGGTACGCCTTCACATCCTCCCACTGTGATTTAGTGGGCTCGATGTTTTCTTTGAGAAGCAGGTCTGAAATAGCGCCGTAAATGTTGTTTGAGTTACTGACGTTACCATTACCCTTGATGTTGAACACATTTGAGGTGTTCCTGAACAAGTAGTAGGCATTTGATGTGTCAGTGAAGTCTTTGTGAACCTGCTGGGTGATTGTTCCGTCTGTTCTAACGTAGGTGCCGCTTGTTCCTGAGGTACCCGTGTCATAGTCCCCGACTTCGATGCCGCTGGAGTTGAACGTGCAGCGGGCTGTACCCCATGAAGTGAACTTCACATTGCCCGCAGCCGACAGGTAGAAGCCGGTGTCGGTATCGCTCGTGAAGGTGAAACTGGGGTCGGTTGCACTGCCATCGTGGCCAGTGAACTCATTGGCAGTGACGACGCCGGTGATGGTGGCATTACCGCCGATAGACAGCGCTCCTCCCGTGGCGATGCCCTTGTCGCCGTAGACTCTAACCCAGGAAGTGTCGGTCATGCGCCAGCCGCCGCCGTAGGTCTGACTGTACCACCCTGTGTTGCCTGTGGAGCGGAACCAGTCATTGGTAATAGTGACGCCGGTTGCGGTTATTATGCCGCTTACAGTTACCGGGTCACTGAAGGTCGTCAAACCCTCAGAGAAACGGGCTACCTGAGAGCCTCTTAACTGTAGCTCAATGAAGTTAGCGCCACTGGAATAGGCTGAGTTGGCTCCATCTGTGGTGGCGTTGATGTAGACGCCCTTGGCATTGACGGTAGGGCTGATCGACGTGATCCTGTTGCCGCCTGCCCCGCCATGGAAGTCGATGTATTGGCCGTTATCACGCCCAAACTTGATGTTGCCTTGCGAGACGTCGGTGCTTGCCGAGAGAACAAGCCTGCTGGGGGTCAGACTGCCGTTGATCGTAGCCCCGGTGTTCGTAAGTTGCAGCGTTGCGACACCATTGGCGACAAGATTCAAT